TGCGACTCATCACAGATTGAGGCACGGGTGCTGGCTTGGTTCGCCGAACAGAATGATTTGGTGGAGGCGTTTGCACGTAAGGAAGATGTGTACCGCATCATGGCGGCGGCGATCTACAACAAACCCCAGCCAGAGATTTCTGCGCCCGAGCGGTTTGTGGGTAAGACAACCATTCTTGGTGCGGGGTACGGCATGGGTGGGCCAAAGTTTAAGGCGCAACTCAAGACCTTTGGGGTGGACATTACCGTAGATGAAGCGTCCGCAATCATCAAAACGTATCGGGATACCTACGCTTGGATTCCAACGCTTTGGAAGACGGGCTCCAAGGCAATTGACGCAATGTCAAAGGGGCGCACCAGCAAATGGGGCAAGCCTGGGGTTATAAGTATTGATAAAGAGGGCATACTTATGCCTAACGGGATGTATCAGCGGTATCCGAACTTGCGGCTGGCGAAAGACAAAGACGGGAAAGAGCAGTATATTTACGACTCCCGCAAAGGGTCGGTGAAGCTGTACGGCGGCAAGTTGACAGAGAACGTTTGTCAGGGCTTGGCACGTATCATCATTGGCGAACAACTCTTGCGGATTGCGAAGAGATATCGTGTCGTACTCACCGTACACGATGCTGTGGCGTGTGTGGCCCCCAAGGAAGAGGCCGAAGAAGCGATGGCATACGTGATGGAGTGCATGAGGTTTGTACCCGAGTGGGCACAAGGTATCCCCCTAAACTGTGAAGCTGGATATGGAGAGAGTTATGGAGATTGTTGATTACGCCTACCCCTGCATGATGGCAGAGCGTGGGCTGAAGGATGCGCACGATGCCGTGTTGCATGGGGACTTGGATGCGGCGATTGAACACACCCTGCAAGCCATTGTCGATGCCCGACTGATGTTGAATTCATTGAAGCACATGAAGGAACCCCATGTACATATGGACGAAGCGCATGGAACTAGCGCGGCAACGAGCCAGACAACCTAAAGATGCGTTCCCCGCATATGACAGCAAAGAATATTACCCTGCACTGGAACTGCTACGCCGCGAGTGCGACATGGTGAACAACGGGCATACACGTAAAACCGTTAGGGATTGGAAGATCAAACGCGAGTTTTGGATGTGTGTTGAGTGTGGCGCATCGCAGGGATTGGTTTTGGAATCCACATACGACAGGGAACAAGAATGACAACAGCACCTGCATGGAGTTACTCCAGCATCACGATGTTTGACCAGTGCCCGAAGAAGTATCACCACATTCGGGTGCTCAAGGACATTAAAGAGCCCGAGAGCGAAGCCATGATGTATGGCAAGGATGTACACCTTGCGGCTGAGAACTACATGCGCGATGGTACGCCCATACCGCCTAAGTACGCCTACATGGAGCCGTTTCTTGAGAAACTGAAAACCATTCCAGGCGAGAAATTCTGTGAGCACAAGATGGGCATCAAGCAAGTGGACGGACGCCTTGCGCCCTGCGGGTTCTTTGACCGCGATGTTTGGTATAGGGGGGTGGCTGACTTGGTTATCATCAACCGCGACAAACGCGAAGCACGGGTGGTGGACTACAAGACGGGCAAGAGCGCCAAGTACGCTGACCCCAAACAGCTTGCTCTCATGGCGGCATGTGTGTTTCTACATTTCCCAGAAATAGAACACGTGCGAGCGGGCCTTCTGTTTGTCGTGTCCAAAGATTTTGTACGGTCTGAATACACGTTAAACGCGGGGCTAGCCATTTTTTCACAGTTGGACGATGCGTTGACGGCAAGGGGGACTGCATACGCCACGGGCGTGTTCAACCCCAAGAAAAATTTTGCTTGCAAAGCGTGGTGTCCAGTGCTAGATTGTCACCATAACGGAAGGAACCCATAATGCCGTACAAGAACAAATCAGACCGCGATGCCAAACACGAATGGCAAATGGAGAAGAAACGCCCTGGCGCACATGAAGCGCGAATGGAGCGACAACGTGCAAGACGTACCCTTGATAAAAAGGGTAAAGACCTCAACAATAATGGCAAGGCAGATGCGCGTGAAGGCAAAGATGTTGCTCACGTGAAAGCCTTGGACAAAGGCGGGTTGAACCGCGATGGTGTACGGATTGAATCGGCCTCAAAGAACAGATCATTCAAGCGTGATTCCAATCACAACTTGGTCTCTGAGGTAAGCAAGCGGGAGCGCAAGAAATAATTTTTTGATGGAGCACTGCCGAAGTAAGATGCGAGTGATAGGCAGAGCCGGGGGTTTTTGATATTTTTCCCCTTTCATAAATAACCGCACCAGTCAGCACGATTAAACAAATCCTTTCGGTCGGGAACTGACGGACAGCCTGGAGAGACAGGCACAAATCTAACCTCCAAACATAGTGTTTGGAGTGCATAACTATCGGAGAGATTATGGAGATCATTGAGAACAGAGCACTATTGCTCAAGGTGCGCGACCCGCACCGCATCACGCAAGTGATACCCAAGAGTAAAGTGGTAGAAGATGATGGCAAGACTGCCAGCGTGTTGGTCAACTGGGGATTGGAAGAGGCCATAGTCCTCAAGAACCTTAAAATCAACGCACCGTCACCTATCAACGGGTCATACAAGTGGCCCGGTTTGCATAAGCCCTTTGACCACCAGAAGGTCACATCGTCTTTCCTGACCATGAACCGCAAGGCATTCTGCTTTAACGAGCAGGGCACAGGCAAAACTGCCAGCGTAATTTGGGCGGCTGATTATTTGATGACACAGGGATTCATCAAGCGTGTACTGGTGATATGCCCCTTATCCATCATGGATGCGGCATGGCGCAATGACTTGTTCAAGTTTGCTATGCACCGAAGAGTGGATGTAGCCCACGGCAAACCAGAAAAGCGCAGAGAGATCATCAACGGGGATGCTGAGTTTGTCATCATCAACTACGATGGTGTGGAGATCGTGGCAGATACGATTGCTCAAAACATGTTTGACCTTATCGTTGTGGATGAAGGCAACGCATACAAGAACCCACAGACCAAGCGATGGAAGACGATTAACAAACTGGTGAATGGCAGTACGTGGCTATGGATGCTCACGGGTACACCCGCCGCGCAGTCCCCTGTAGATGCGTATGGCCTTGCCAAACTTGTGCGCCCCGATGGCGTACCAAGATTCTTTGGTGGGTTCCGCGATCAGGTGATGAACAAGGTCACTCAGTTTAAGTGGGTTCCCAAGCCAGACGCAGACAACACAGTGCATCGTGCGCTTCAACCTGCAATACGTTTTACCAAGGAACAATGTCTGGACCTACCGGCAATGACCTACGTAACGCGCAACGTACCACTTACTGCACAGCAAGAGAAATACTATGAACTTTTGCGCCGCCAGCTTATTGTGAGAGCGGCAGGAGAGGAGATAACTACAGTCAATGCCGCCGCCAATTTGAACAAACTCCTGCAACTGTCTGGGGGTGCGGTGTACTCCGACACAGGCGAGGTGGTGCAGTTTGATGCAAGCAACAGGTTGGCGGTGTTGCGCGAAGTGATTGAGGAATCTAGCCACAAGGTGTTGGTGTTTGTGCCATACCGACACGCCATTGAAGTGGTCGCCGAAGACTTGCGATCACATGGGTATCCCACTGCGATCATTCACGGTGGGGTATCAGCCTCCAAGCGATCAGAGATTTTTGATCGATTCCAAACGAAGAAAGACCCGCAGGTGCTTGTTATACAGCCTCAAGCCGCCTCACACGGTGTCACCCTCCATGCCGCGAACACAATCGTGTACTGGAGTCCAGTTATGTCTGTAGAGACGTATTTGCAATGTAACGCACGGGTTCACAGAGCGGGGCAAAAGAACCCCACTACCGTGGTGCATCTGCAAGGCAGTGGCGTTGAGAGACGTATGTATTCCATGCTGAACAACAAGGTGGACATACATCACAAAATTATCCAGTTGTACGGGGAACTACTAGGATAAAAACTCTTGACATTGTTAATTCTGGGTGTATCATACCCACATAAAGAGAGAAGGAGAGAGTGATGACGGAAGAAATTCCAGTTGATAAACTTGTCGCCGCATACATCAAGATGCGCGATAAACGTGCTGAACTTCTGCGCGAGTACGAAGATCAGGACGAAACTGTCAAACAGCAAATGGAAGTCGTAGAGGGTAGGTTACTTGACCTCTGCAAAACCATCGGCGTTGACAGCCTCAAGACCAAACACGGTACTGTTATGCGTGGTGTCAAAACCCGCTACTGGACGAGTGATTGGCAATCCATGCACAACTTCATTTTGGAAAACAAGATGCCTGATCTTTTAGAGAAGCGCATCAGCCAGTCCACGATGAAGCAGTTGCTGGATGAGAACCCCGACATGATGCCTCCCGGTGTCAATGTCGATAGCAAATATTCCGTAACCATAAGGAGAAGCGCAAGTGGTAGCTGAAACTATGACCGTACTGGAGGTCGCAAATTACTTGCGGGTCTCTCGGCAAACGGTTTACACCATGATTCGTGCTGGCAAAATCCCGCACTTCAAAGTTGGCAACAAGGTGCGCGTAAAGCGCGTAGACCTCGATGCCATGACAAACACCCAATCAACCACAGGAGAACTTAAATGAGCGAAATGACACTTTTTTCAAAAGGCGGCAACAACCTTCCCGCACACTTGCGTAACCTTGAACTGGACGAAACGACCAAAGCCCTGATGGGTGGTAGCGGTGGTTCTTCTGGCAAACGCATCTCCATTCGGGGCAGTGTGTTCCGTATGTTGGTTGAAGGTAAAGAAGTTGCACAGAACGAAGACCGTGCAATGAACATTGTGGTTGTTGCGGCTAACGCCCACACATCCCGTAGCTTTTATGAAGGAACTTATGAGGAAGGCAAAAACATTGCCCCGTCATGCTGGTCGGACGATGGCATCACTCCCGACTCCAAGGTTGATGCACCGCAGTCAGACAAGTGCGCTACATGCCCCCAGAACATCGCAGGTTCTGGCACAGGCAAAGGCCGTGCTTGCCGTTACAGCCAACGATTGGCAGTTATGCTGGAGAACGACCTCCAAGGAGATGTGTACCAACTGACCCTGCCAGCGCAGTCCATCTTTGGTAACGTTGAGAATGGCAAGATGCCCTTGCAAGCCTACGCTAAGTTTTTGGGTGGTCATGGCCTACCAATCACTGCTGTCGTGACCGAGATGCGTTTCGATACCGCCAGCGCAACACCAAAGCTGACCTTTAAGGCAGTGCGTCCGTTGGAAGCTGATGAGATGGCAAACGCCCAAGAGAAGGGGCGTTCTCCCGAGGCCAAGGCCGCAATCGCATCTACCGTGGCAATGGTGGATGGCACAAAGACAAAGCAAGTCTTTACCCCTGCCGCCCCTGCGGATGAGGAACCCAAAGCGCAAGTCAAAGCCGAGGATGCCTCAGAAG